TTTTCATCATAGATTTTCCATACTGGAGCTTCTCTATGTTTTTGAATTAATACACTCATAAGACGTTTGCTTATTTAATTATAAATTTCTAGGCTCACTAGATGTTAGTCCTTCTTCTTCAATTTTATACAAATTCTTCACGTCATCAAAACTATATTCAAATTCTTCAAAACCTTCACTATTCAGAATGAACATTGAAACATCATCATTTTCAACATTTGCCATTCCCATTCTATTTTTCCAAAATAGAATTGCATCTCTTTCTAACATTTTACATTCTCCTTCTTCATCAAAAGTATAAATATTAAATTGGTCACGACTAGGACCAGATTGGGGTTTTATCTTTTTATAGATAACAACAATTTTTTCAGTAAACAATGTTTTTGATTTTACTAATACTTCTCTAGTTGGGTCGACTTCTAAAGAAGCATCCTCATTGCCTTGAGCATTCTCATTGCTTTTATTGTCTTCGTTAGTTTCAGTAAGAACTTTACCTTCTTTATTGTCCTTATTGTCTTCGTTATCTTTTTTATCTTTTTTGTCAAAAAAACTCATATACTTTTTCCTATTTAATAATAAGTATCTAAAAGGGGTAGATAGATAAACTATCTACCCCATAGACTTTAGGTTGTACCTATATTCTTAATGACAGCTTGCCATTGAGGAATTCTTACTTCAAGTACAGTGTTCCAAACAACAGATTGCGTTTCAGCAAGAGTTAGAGCACGATAAACTGGAAGTTTATACATTGGCTCTGCTTCTGCTAAAGCAATTTCGCCCATTGTTAGAATGAATGCATCGTCATAAGGAGTATTAGGAGAATTAGTAGTATTAATGAATAAATCCATAGTAATATCCAAAGGTCCTGCATAACTCATATAACGAGCCAAATTATATCCGAAGGTCATCCCTGCTCCTGGGTCGTTGTACATTACAACACTTGACCATGTAGTAGCTAAATCTCTAATATCCCTTGCAGAAATAAATAGAGTTTCAGGCATACCACCTTGGTCTAAAATAGACTGAATAGCTGTGTCGATATAAGTTGTTGAAATCTTATTCGCTGATGCATTCACAATATTAGCAGATGCATAATCTGTAACTAAATTGTAAATACCATCAAACTCATTAGGAGAAACAGTTGCGTCTCCGTAAAAAGATTTCTTTTCAACGTCTTGATAAATCTTTCGCATACCGTGCATAACGTGCATATCCATTACGTCAAAATAATCGCTTGCCCCCCATTGTGCTTTATCGCACACTTCTACTTTTGAAGCAAAAGTTTTAATTTGGGCAGAGTAACGAGTGATTGTAGCCTCGTTGTCTGGAGGAGTTCCACATTCAGCAGTTGCAGTATCATTACTACCTAGTGCAGTAATCATATCCCACTCATGTGTAATACCATTAGCTTTTCGTTTAGCAACTTTATCAAGGAAAGGAGTTTTCCTATCAGTAATGTCAGCTAAACGATTGTCTAAGTGTTCCCTCTGGGCGTATGTGGATGTAGTTGAAGTTGAAACAGTTTTTTCAAGAATCTTAGCTGCTTCAGCTAAACCTTCTTTTACGTTTGTAGATTTCTCTAAAACTTTTACTGCTTCCAGCAAACCTGCTGTAACTGATTTGTACATACGCTTTAAAATTTAAATAATAAAAATCTAAGAAGTTTTTATGCTTCTTTTTGAGCCCATCTATTACGGACCTTTCCGCACTCTACAAAAGCTCTTGATGAATCATTAACATTTGCTGATTTAACAGCTTCTAATTCATCTTCTAAAGTTTTGTAAACACCTTCTTCCTCATTTACTGCTTCCTCATCTTTATCAATAGCTACACTTTTTGTAGTTTTCCTATTGATTGTTTTCTTTTTTAGCATTTTCTCAATCTTGTCTTGACGTGAGATAACAGATTTAAGAAGTGAAACTGCATCTTCATCGGTTTTACCCTTTGATTTATCAGTTTTATCCTCTTCATCTTTTTTATCTTCTTCTTTTTCAGACTTATCAGATTTTCCAAAAAGGTCTGAGAAAAAACTTTTTAAACTGTCTGAAACTCCTTTACTTACTAAATCAGAAACTTCTTTACGAGAAAGAGCTTTTTCTTCCTCTTCAGAGTCATCAGCTTCTTCATCTGCTTCCTCTGTGTCCGAATCCTCATCAGAATCATCTTCATCTGTGTCTGCCTCTTCTGACTCTTCGTCATCAGTAGCTTCTTCATCTGTAGACTCTTCTTCTTTTTCATCGGTGGTGTCTTCTGCTTCGTTATCTGATTTTTCTGAATCTTGCTCATCAGTAGCTTCTTCTGTTTCTTCATCCAATTCAGAATCATCTTTCTTAGATGTTTCTTTTTTAGATGTGTCTTCAGTTGCTTTCTTTTTAAGCTCATCAGATTTCAGCGAAGCTTTATTTTTAATAGCCATAAGTGTTTCTTTGTTAATATTAAGACTAAAGTTAGTTAATAATTTTTTTAAGTTATCCTCTCCTACCATTCCTGATAAACTGCCTTCTATGAATTTAATCAACATTTCCTTTGACATTGCATCAAAAATATTTAATTCTTTCAATCGTTCTGCTTTATCCATTGATTTAGCTATTGCACCTACCCAAGTTTTTGGATTAGCTGGAGTTGATGTAACAGCGATATGGTCAAGCTCTATATCTTTATATACTCTTTTGAATTTTTCTTGTTTCTTATCATATTCAAGTGTGTAATCTTTAACAAAACCACCAATCGAGAGCCCTAGCTCTTTCTTTTTGGTGGTCAAAGCATACCAAAGGTCATTAGCCTTTGATGTAATATCTAATTTTGCTCTCATTATAAGATTATTTTTTTTGTCTACAGTTAATTTTGTGACATCTCCTAAATCAGATTGCCAAGATTTATCATGTTCAGCATTTAAGCCAATCATATGATTTTTTAAAGTTGCCGCCATTGTTTTAATAGCACTCGGTGCCATCTGGTCACCATGCAAATCAATGTCTGTTGATGATGCCGAGCCTTCTATGAAACGTTCTTTTACTTCTTTGCCTTCGCTATTCATCCTAACTTCTTCAAAGCACTTCATAATAGGCATAGCAAAAGAAAATCTAGCTACTTCTTGGGTAGCACTTTTCTTTACAATTTTTTTTTCTTTCTTAATAGCCATAGTATTATTATTTATAATTTTAAAACTAATCTTTTTAAGGATTAAGGTTTACACCCTAATCCCAAATGACAAAATCCCAACCCTTAAAAAGATTAACAAAAAACCACGCTAAACTCAGAGGTTTGCAGGCGTGGTTGTGTACTGGAATATTTATCAGCACTAATAATGCCTATGCATAATTTTAATCAATCTATCTATATTATACAGTAATTATCAAAAAAGTCAAGTTTTTTATGCGTATTATCCTAATATTAGGCATTATTTGCTAACTTTTTTGTCTTTGACAATTATTTTTGTTCTAATACAAAGCTCTTTACCTGCTTTCTCTATAAGTAAATTCCTTGTACTAGGAGCTTCTACTGCTTTAGTGTTTGTTAAGTTACTTTTATATTTACTGCTAAAGCCACAGCTTGCAATAACAGTATCACAAGACAATGTAATTTTGTTTTCTGATTTACACCTAGGGCAAACAGTCCTTTGTGTTGTCCCATTTGTTCTAGAATCATTCTCGATGTTTGCTAAATACCTAAAACATTTTTGGCACCTCCAAGTATATGTCATATTTATTTTTGTTTAGGTTTATTAGCTTCCATAACAAACTCTATCTGAGGGTCAAAGAAACTATCAGTTGGAGAGCTTTCTCTTACATTGCTAAAGCCTGCTTCTAATACTAATTTCTTTAAACTTTCAGGTGTATAGCCATATAGATAAAATTCAGTACTATCACTTTGGCTTCCGTAAAGCAAATCAATATACTTTCCTTCGTATGTTTGTAAAAACTTTCCCATAGCTTTTTTCATATCAACTACAACTAACTTTATGCTTCCTTCAGGTTTTAATACTCTTAAACATTCTATTAAAAATACTATAACGTCTTTTTTTGATAATTTCTGAATAGTTCTCTTTGCAAAAATATTTTTTACACTATTGTTTTCTAAAGGCATAGCTAAAAAAGATTTTGTACAATATTCTACATGAGGAAACTCTTGTGTATCAATATGTTTATAATCTCCATTTAGAAAAATTGGATTTTTACCTCCTAATTCAATTTTGATACCTAAATCCTCAGAATTGCTTTCTTGGTTATCGCTTACTCTTGAATCAGGTACGGCTCTTTTTATTATTTTGTCGCTTTGAATGGTCATACTTTTTTTATTGTTAGTAATAAATTTTAAGTGCTTTAATCTAATTATATTAATAGCAGAATGTAAATTATCAGGATTGCTACTAATGTTCCCTTCTTTATAATAAGCATTAAATAGTGTTTCATTTATATGTATTCCATATTTTCCATTCTCTGCCATCCTTAACCATAAATCCCAATCCTGAAATCTGTCTAACTTTTCATCAAACCCTTCTGCTGGGTAATCTTTTACTTTTATCAAACTCATTGTTGATATGTAATTCTCATTCTTTAACTTTTCTACATCCCATTCGACACCACTAACTTTTCCTCTCAATAAACCAAACCTATCATAATTGCAGTATGCAATAGAAGCATTAGAATATCGTAATTTTGTTAAAAGAACTTCTAGCATCATAGGTTTTAAGTCTATGTCATCATCACAAAAAAATAAATATGCTCCAGTTGCTCTTTTCCTTCCTTGATTTCTAGCCCATGATGCTCCTTTTAATTCTTTATCTCTTATTACAATAATTTCAATACTTTTATGTGTTTGCTTTTTTAAAGAGTCTAAACAGTCGGGCTCGCCTGTGACCATTCTTGTTGGCACAATTACTGAAATTGTAACATTAGTGGATGCATCGTTGCCTAAAATATCAATCAATCTTTTTTTAGGAAAACGCTCTGTTAATATTTTATGGTTTTCATCATCATAGTCATATCTACCAGCACTTGATGAGTGTAAATGGTCACAAATACTATTCACATAACCAAAAGAATATCCTTTTTCCTTTGCTTTTAAAAATAATTCATTATCTTCCCCACCATTTTTATATATCTCGTTCAATCCTCCTAGCTTTTCAAAAACTTCTCTTTTAATTGTAAATGCGGCACCAGTTGCAGGTATTTGACAATCAGATGAACTTTCAAAAGCTAACTGTGTTTTAACTGAATCTTTTAAATTATTCTGATTACCATACTTTCCCCAATACATATTCATACCATACACTGTTTTACCAAGACTAGGGATATGTAAAGGTATACCTACTATATCTTCGTCATGTTGTTCAAGTTCATTTAAAACTTGCTTAGTTAATATAACGTCATCATTTAGAAATAACAGTCTATCAGCTTTTGATAAAGAAGCTCCTTTGTTACAAGCTTCAGCAAA